CTAATGAACCATATCTTGAACGTTACTATGTGTTTCTCAAGGATCGTAAACGATTTCCGTTTAATGTATTCTTACATAAATTTCTTAAATCAGATCCAGACGATGTACACAATCATCCTTGGCCATACGCAACACTAATACTCAAAGGCGGATACTATGAATGGATTCCTCAATTTAACAGCCTCGGCGAAAAGATTACTGAAATTGGAAAGTGGCGTGGTCCTGGTCATTTCCGCGTATGTAGTGCTTCTTCTTATCATCGTATTGAATTAGATCCAGCAGTGGAATGTTGGACCTTGTTTATGCCTGGACCACAACAACAAGAATGGGGTTTCTTGGTTGCAAACAAATGGATCCACAACGAAGAATACTTAATTAACAACCGCAAAAGTTTACAATAAATATCTTTTTAACCCAATAACCGGCCTTCGGCGTTCATCCCGGTATACAAACTCTGCCGCCTATGCTACAATTAACATAGGAGAAAAAAGCATGATAGATGAAGATCAATATGAAGTAGGACACACATGGCGTTCCTCGAGACAATACAAATTCACCAGCACAAAGGAATATCACGATGCATTTCCATGTGCCTACAGACAGTGGCGGGCTGATAGTCATTGTAACTTGATACACGGCTATTCATTTAGCATGAAGTTTTACTTTGGTACCGACAACTTGGATGTTCGCAACTGGGCCGCCGATTACGGTGGTTTAAAAGAACTAAAGAAAATATTAGAAAGTCAATTTGATCACACACTACTAGTTAGTGCAGATGATCCAGAGTTGGCAACATACAAACTGCTAGAACAAAAGAACTTGGCCAAACTCACTATCCTTCCACGACTGGGGTGTGAAGGACTGGCAGACATGCTTTACAAGTATGTAAATGGTGTTTACATTCCAGACATGTGGGGTCCAGGCGAGGCAGACCGCTTGTGGTGCTATCGTGTAGAAGTACGTGAAACCCAAGCTAACATGGCTTTCCGTGAAGGTCACCGTGAGTGGAATGAAGATTTATTTGTTTAAGGAGAAAATCATGTTTGGAACAAGTTATACAGGCGGAATTGCATATCGTTCTGCCAGCGAAATCAACTCAGCAATGGGCCGTGTGTACGGACACATGAGTCTTGCTGTTATCGTATCAATGTTTGTGAGTTACTTTGTAGGCTCTAGTCCAGAGTTGTTGGCATTCTTTTTTACAGGTTGGATGAAATGGATTGTGATCTTTTCACCGCTTGTGGCCATCTTTGGTGTTAGCATGGTATTGGCCAATAACCCAAGTAAAGGTGTAGCACAATTATGCTTGCATGGCTTTGCGGCATTAATGGGACTGAGCTTTGCTACAATCTTTGCTGTGTTCACTATGGGATCGATTGTTAGTGCTTTTATGGGTGCGGCTATTTTATTCGGTGTTATGAGTGGCTATGGCTATTTTACAAAACAGAGCTTAGATAGTCTTGGCAAGTTCATGATTGTTGGCTTGATTGCTATTATCATTGCCAGCGTCGTGAATATCTTTATTGGTTCAACTGTGTTGCAGATGGTGATCTCAGCATTAGCTATTATCATCTTCCTTGGACTAACTGCTTATGACACACAAAAGATTCGTGAAGAACTCAGTGTAGAGGCCAGCGATAGCGCAGAAGTGCGTGGAGCATTAACACTATACATGGACTTTATCAACTTGTTTATTAACCTATTGCAGTTATTTGGTGATAGAAAATAATGAATAACAAAATCAAAGAAGCCATGGACATTCTACAAGAAGAATGTGCAGAGGTAATTCAAGCAGTAAGCAAGATTAGTCGTTTCGGGTTAGATAATCTCAAACCCGGAAAGCCTAAAACCAATCGTGAACACCTGGAAGAAGAACTTGGCGATTTATTGGCCATGATCGACATCTTGCACGAAATGGACATGGTATCCTGGGCTAACTTGGATGCAGCCAAGGAGGCAAAAATCGAAAAACTTAAGAAATGGTCAAACATTTATGATAATCAATCTTGAAAAAAATACTTTATGGACTGACGGTCAAGGACAAAAATTCCAGGTACTCGAAGTCATAGACCTTGAAGGCAAAACCTGGGTGCATTATATCAATAGGAACGCAGAACACAGCAAGGAGTACAGTTGTTATGCGGAAAGTTTTGTGTCAAGATTTATTCCAGTTCCCAATTGATCATGCGTAAAAAACTAGCACTGGCCAAAGCACAGGCAACAATCAAAGCAGTCACAGCAGTGAATTCTGTGCTTATGGAACTTCACGGTCGACTGTGTGCAATAAGGTATCGTGCAAAAGAAGTTGTTGAACGAATCAAAACACCTGAACCTGTGCCAATGGCAAGTTGCCTGTATGTGATGCCTTCTGCACCATCCTATGCCATTGGCACTAGTGGTACACCCAGTATTATCACTGTTAATTCTAAAGATAACAAAAAGGTAATGGAAATAACCAGTGACGGCGATGTCAACTGGTACGGTAAACCCAGCGAAGCGGCTCGTGCCATGGTACGCAGTTTACAAATGCAAGTGGAAACCGCCAAAGGTATCACCAAGGCTGCCAAACGTAGATATTACTACATGGCCTGCAAGAATCTTTTGAACAAATCCAAAACCATGAAGCATGAGGAATTTGTTGACTTCTTGGAGAAACAAGTTTATAATAGAGAATCTAAAATTATATGGGATGCATTATCAAATGAAAATTAAAGTATCTGAGCTATTTTATTCAATACAAGGCGAGGGTCGCTATATGGGTGTGCCCAGCGTGTTCTTACGTACCTTCGGTTGCAACTTTACTTGTGACGGATTCGGTATGCCTCCAGGAGAAAAATCAAATGAACGAAATCTTGTTGCAACTCGTGTTGCAGAGTTTAAGCAGTATAGAGATCTACCACTTGTTAGTACCGGTTGTGATAGTTATGCTAGTTGGGATCCTAGGTTCAAGGACCTTTCACCGGTTGTTGAAACCAATGGGCTTGCACAAAACATCACAGACACCTTACCATTCAAAGAGTGGCGAAACGAACATCTTGTAATCACCGGCGGCGAGCCATTGCTGGGATGGCAACGTGCGTTTCCTGACTTGCTGAGTCAACCCAATATGTTGGGCTTGGAAGAGATCACGTTTGAAACAAACGGTACTCAACCTCTTTCAACAGAGTTTAGACAGTATCTACTTAACTGGACACTGAATTCTAAATATCATGACAGTGGTCGTGCTAGAGGGCGGGATGCACTCACTTTCTCTGTCAGTGCTAAACTAAGTTGCAGTGGTGAGTCAAGAGAGGATGCTATTTGTCCAGACATTGTGTGTGGCTACGAGGATGTGGGCTATACATATCTTAAATTTGTTGTAGCTACAGAACAAGATGCTGAAGAAGCATTAGAAGTTACAGACATATATCGACGTGCAGGATTTAAAGGTCCTGTGTACTTGATGCCGGTAGGCGGAGTTGAGAGTGTGTACTCTTTTAACAATCGTCGTGTTGCAGAACTAGCCATGAAGAACGGATTGCGTTACAGCGACAGGCTTCAGGTTCCGCTTTTTAAAAATGAATGGGGCACCTAATGCTAATCAAACTAACCAACGCCGCAGAACCTTTTGTGGGCAAAGACTTATTAATCAACAGTATTCAAGTACTAAGTGTATTTGAAGCAGATGTCGGCGACAAAACGGTCACTGTAATTTACGGTGCATCCAAAGACTCTTGGCAAGTACAAGAAAGTCTAGATGAGGTACTTGACATATTTAAAAAGATTTATTAATCACAAAGGATTTGATATGGGTCTATTTGACGTATTTAAAAAGAAAGAAGAAACACCAGTGGTAGCGGCAGAGCCCAAGGTCAAGAAGCCACGCAAGGCCAAAGTTGTCAAGACTGCCAAGGACTTGGCCACTGAACAAAACGAACCTTATGTGAACATTGTCAGTATCGAAGTGGATCCTAACAATATCGGCAATGGTGCATTTGAGCTAGACTGGAACGACAAGTTTGTTGCCAACTTGGTACGTGCCGGTTACAAAGGTAAAACCGATCAACAGATAGTGGACCAATGGTTCCAGGAAATTTGCCGAAATGTTGTTTCCGAAGCCTACGAACAAGAGCAAGCAGATCCGGAACAACGCACTGCTACTCGTAAAAAAATTGACGATAATCGAGCAGAATTCAGTTGACATCACTGTAGTTATATGCTAATATAACTACATGACTACATATTTACTTATTGATCTTGCTAATACCTATTTTCGAGCTAGACATAGCGCACATCGTGCTAGTTCAGCAGATGAGAAGGTTGCCTTTAGTATCCATGTCACGCTGGCCAGTGTAAACAAATGCTGGCGTGACCAACGTGCCGACCATGTGGTGTTCTGCCTAGAAGGTCGATCATGGCGCAAAGATTTTTATAAACCCTACAAGGCCAATCGTGCTGTGGCTCGTGCCGCATTAACTGAATCCGAGCAAGAAGAAGATCGCTTGTTCTGGGAAGGCTTTGACAATCTTAAATCGTTCCTGGCAGAGCGCACTAACTGTACAGTGCTACAACATCCCGAACTGGAAGCCGACGACTTGATTGCTGGCTGGATACAAAGTCACCCAGCCAGTTCTCATGTGATCATCAGCAGTGACAGCGACTTCCACCAGTTGCTGGCACCAAATGTCAAACAGTACAATGGTATCGCCGATGAACTTCATACACTGGAAGGTATCTTGGACAAGCGCGGCAAGTTGGTAATTGATAAGAAAACTAAAGAGCCCAAGGTAATTCCTGATCCCAAATGGATCTTGTTTGAGAAATGCATGCGTGGTGATCCCAGTGACAACATCTTTAGTGCCTATCCAGGTGTGCGTACCAAAGGTACCAAGAACAAGATAGGTCTAGAAGAAGCCTTTGCTGACCGAAACAATCGCGGATTCTCTTGGAACAATCTCATGTTGCAACGTTGGGTAGACCACAATGGCGACGAGCAT